GACACCGAAGTTAAAAAATTAAAGAAAGCAGCAAAAGATGGCAAAAAAGTTTGACTATTACGCGGTGGACGCCGGCCACTTCAAGGTAGCAATTAAGCTGTGTTTTAGTAACAAGGCCTTCCAAGAAATCTTGGCCGACCACGACATGAACATCAAGGCCACCGCGCTGGACATGGGCATTGGTGAGACACACTACATTGCAGACGGCCGCGAGGGTATCATTGTGCTGGCGTTTGATCTGGATGAATGCGACCGCGGTCCGGCCTACTTGGCGGGCATCATTGCACATGAGGCGACGCACTGCGTGTGCCGGATCTTTGAGCATATCGGAGAAGAGGTTGACGAGATTGGCGAAGAGTCCCGCGCCTATTTGACTGAGCATATTGTGGCGCAGTTGACGCAGGCCATTATTAATGAAAAGGATAAAAATGCTGGAAAAAGAAATCGAGCAGTACCTAAGTCAAAAGGTAAAGGAAGCGGGGGGCCTGAGTTACAAGTGGATAAGCACGGTGACGGGGGTGCCGGATCGAATAGTAATCCTGAACCAAAAAGTCCAGTTCGTGGAGTTGAAAACAGCCAAGGGGATATTGTCAGCACGACAAAAGGTGGTCTTCAAGGAGCTGGAAAAAGCTGGGTTTATCGTCGATATAGTTCGAAGTAAAGCAGACGTTGAAGCATTCATATGGCACGCGACCCTAAAAAATTGCAAATAGCAAATGCATGCGGACATGCAAGAGAACGCGCTAAAAAATTAGGGCTGCCTTTTGACATAACGACAACGTACTTACAATCAATTGCAGGTGACGAATGCCCCATCTTTAGAACCCCGTTTGTTTGGGGCCAGTCTAAAATGGGGCCCGGATACGCGTTAGATAACGGCCCGCAGCTTGACAGGATTATTCCGGAGTTAGGTTATGTGGAGGGCAACGTTGCGTTTATTTCGCAACGAGCCAACCGCATCAAGGACAACGGGACAATGGTGGAGCATTATGCAATTGCAGACTGGATTTGGGGGCAAACACGTGCTAAACAGAAATCAATTACATGATTATCAACTAAGGATGATAAATCAGGCCTCCAAACTTAATGCTGTGGGGCTATTTGCAGAGCCCGGGACAGGTAAAACAATCATGGCCCTGACAATTATTGCGGAACAGTTTGAAGGTACAACACTTATTATTGCGCCTAAGCGCGTAGCGGAGAATGTATGGGACAAGGAAATAAAGAATTGGAAGCATCTATCGAAGCTGACCTTGAGCAAAATTTTAGGGACACCATCGCAGCGATTAGCCGCACTCAAGACGCGGTCATCGATTTATATTACCAATCTCGAAAACTTAGTTTGGCTATTAGAACAAGGGAAGAGCTTCGACAATTTGGTGATCGACGAGAGTTCTCGTTTCAAAGATCCATCCACAAAGCGATTCAAAGCCTTAAAGAAGCACTTGAAGGGATTCAAGAAACGCTTGATTTTGACGGGAACCCCCTCACCCCAGAGCATAGCGGATTTGTGGGCCCAAGTGGGGATATTGGATATGGGACAACGGTTAGAAACTTCCTTGACGAAGTTCAGAGACAAGTACCTGACGCCGGACAAAATCAACCGGCACACCAAGGTGGTGTACAGCTACGCGCCCAAACCGGGGGCAGTGGAACAGATTCATACCGCCATATCGGACATTTGTTTCAGTTTGCAGGCAAAGGATTATCTGGAGCTGCCAGAATGCACAATGCTGTACCACCCGATTATCCTGCCCTCCTCAGAGAAAAAATATTACGAGACTTTAAAGAAAGATTTGGTGCTAAACCTGAAGGGCGAGGAGATCACGGCGCCGACCGCGGCCGTGCTGGCAAATAAGCTGCTGCAGTTTACTTCTGGCGCTGTTTATGATGAAGGCGGTAATACAGTCAATACAACCAATGCCAAGATCGAGTTTCTGGAATCGTTAATGGAAGAATCGTCGGCGCCAACGCTGGTGTTTTACCATTTTAAGCATGCGTTACAGCGCATTCAGGCAGCGTTTCCAGAGGCGCAGGTTCTTAGCGATGATAATATGCAAGACTGGCGCGACGGTAAAATTAAAATGTTATTGGCGCACCCGCAGTCGGGTGGTATTGGGTTAAACTTACAGTGCAACGCCGGCGACATAGCGCAGACGGTTTGGTTTGATTTACCATGGAGCTCGGAAAATTATATTCAGGCCAACGCACGGATTTATCGGCAGGGTCAGGAAAAACCCGTTATAATTCATCACCTTACGGTAGAGGATAGTGTGGATACTCAGGTTGTCAAGGTATTAGAAGGAAAAATATCTCGGCAGGACGCGCTATTAGAGGCGCTAAATTTGCATTAATATAGAGCATGAAACCAATAACAATTTATAAAGTCAACGCGGTAAGAACCAAACTGTCCGACGAGGAGATCGACCCTATTGAGCAGGATGAGCCGGAGTCGCACCCTGAAATAATTGCGGAGGGGTGGGTGCCATGGGATGCGGAAGACCTTTTGGATATTCAAAGGCTGATTGAGAACCGCATGCCAGAGCAGCAGAAAGTTGTCTTAGAGGCGTTTTTGGAAGGTAAGTCCTATAAAGATATTGGCGTAACAGAAAAGTATTGGCGTTGGCATTTTGCCAAGGGCATCGAGTTTATTAAGAAGGAGCTAAGGGTATGACTGTATTTGTTGTAGAACATATGGAAGACGGTATCATGCACATTGACGTGGAAGAAACCGACGACTTGGACACAAACCAGTTTGGCAAGATTAATAAAATCTTTTTGTGCGAAAACCACGAAGAGGCAGACTGGGTAGTTAGTCAATTAATGGATGGTGTTGATGATGTCTCAATTTGATGTCATTAATAACCCAAGGCATTACACCAAACACCCTAGCGGCGTGGAGTGTATTACCGTAACGGAGCATATGAACTTTAACCTAGGAAACGCGGTTAAGTACATTTGGCGGGCTGATTTGAAAAATGATGCCATCGAGGATCTACGTAAGGCAAAGTGGTATGTAGAACGTGAAATTCAACGGAGGTTAAAAAATGCTGATTAAATTAGACGAAGACTTTACCGATGAATTAGTCGGTAAGATCTTGATTCAAAACTATATTAATTTGAACCAAGATATTGAAAGGGTCGAAAATACCAAAATGTGGGCCCATGAAGATGATGTTGCCCTATGGAAACGCGTGGTTTACGCTCTTGAAGTTCTGGGCGAATGGTATGTGTATGACTTCAAGGGTAAAGTTGAGGAGGCCAAATTAGATGAAGAGCTTCAATAACTACGACCGCTTTGATCTGGAACAAGGTATTCTGGATGTGTGGGGAACCACCGAGCTGATTGATGAATACCTGCGAGAAAAGTTTGATGGTACTGAGTACCTATCAGAGGACGATGAACACAACCGGCTGGCTGCCATTAAGGAAGTTCTCAACATGAAATGCCAGCGGCTGTGGGATGGTTTTGAAATAATGATTAAGACCAAACAATTTAGCCCCAAAAAAGCCGTACTTGAAACAGAGGATGACTTAAATGATTGACATTGAAAAAACTGTTGTGACGTTGAAATATACGTTGCAAGATATTAACGAACTGATTAATATGATGAATAAGCCCTTTGCTGTGCCGGTTTTGGCGTGGGCAAATTACATCAACGACATTCAGTTACAACTTACGCCGCAAATTGATAAATTGAACGAGGAAGAAAATGAACAAAAAGACTAAAGAACAGTATGTCCCCAAGGGCTTGCCTAAGGATGGAATGCTTGACACCAAAACAGCCGAAGTTGCCAGCGCATTTGTTAAGGCGTTTATCAACAAGGAAGTTATGGGTGACCTGCACCGAACCATCCAGCAGGTAGAGGCCATGAAGGCCGCGCCACCAAAGGGCGTCCCTGAAAAATAATTTGCATTAATATAGTTAGGAGAACTATATCATGGCAACTAAACCCGGACTGTACGCAAACATTCACGCAAAACAAGAGCGCATTAAGGCGGGCTCTGGTGAGAAGATGCGGGCTCCGGGTGCCAAGGGTGCGCCGACCGCCAAGGCGTTTAAAGAGTCTGCTAAGACCGAAAAGAAGAAAAAATAATGGCAGTCAAACAGAATTTTAAATTTACGCCGGAGCATGCTGCTCAGGTTATCGAGCTGGGTAAGCAGGGTGCTTCCCAGAAGACGATGTACGCCGCGCTGGGTATCAGCAAGGCCACCGCTGCGCGTTTGAAAAAGGAAGACCCCAACTTTGCCGAAGCCATGGACATGGCAACGGTTCATGGTCAAGCATACTGGGAAAAAGAAATCCTTGCCAACATCGAGAATAAGGCATTTAACAGCCGCTTGGCAGAAATCGCCCTGCGCGGACAATATCCCGATGACTACCGCGAAACCCGGGATAGTAAGCTGGATGTTAAGGCCGAGGTGACAATTGATTTTGCTGGCGCCGTGGGCGACCTGATTACCCAACTCAAAAAAGCAGGTTAATCCGCCCCTACCGCGGTAAAATAAATATAAATAAAGGGCCCTCAGGGGCCCTTATTTTTTGCATTAATATAATTACCCAACACTCTCTAAAAAGGTAAAAATGGCTGCTCATGCACTCCTAAGCGCGTCAGGATCCAAGAGGTGGCTTTCATGCACTCCAAGTGCTAGACTGGAAGCCACACTGCCAGAACAACGACGAAGTTCTGGGTCGTTCGACTTTTCGCAGGAGGGCACTATGGCGCACTCTCTTGCCGAGATTAAACTGCGCCACCATTTTGGACAAATTGGATACGAGGAATATGCAAGAGAATTCGAAATCATCAAAGCGACGCCGTACTACAACGAAGACTTCGAGGCTGCGGTGGACGATTATGTCTTATACGTTCGCAGTCAAATTGGTGAAGGCGATAATCCATTATTTGAAC